CGCACGGAGGAGGCGGGGAGCGCGTCGAGGACGATCCTCGAGCGCCACAGGTCGGTCTTGGTATACGACGCCGGGGTGAATTTGCGCCCGCAGTACTTCTCGATTTGGGCAGACGCCGCGTCGATGAGCCCCTGGATGCGGGTCTCGTCGGTGAGGTCCGACGGGTCAAGGCCGTCGAAGGCGCAATATTCGGCCCAGGTGATCAAGCCCATCAGTCCCCCAAAAAGGTGCCAGTTGAGTCACTGGCAAGACGTCCGAGATCCAGGGAGGAGTGGCCCCGGAGTCGTTACTTGATCGCGAGGATCTTGAACGCGGCGGCGTCCACGATGCGACCGTCGATTCGCTCGTTGAAAAGCACGTTCGAGGCGAAGGCGGTGGCCGACGGCACGATCTTGGTCTTGATGGCTCCCATGTCGCTGGTCCGCTGGCCGATGGCGTATCCGCGCTTGAAGTCGCCCAAGGCCATGACCTTGAAGTTGGCGGTGACAGCCCAGGCGGGGGCCAGGGAGGTCAGCACGTAGGGGACGCCCTGGATGGTCTTGGCCTTGGTGTCCACCTCGAGCCAGCCGGTATTGTCCTTGAGGTTGATGACCTGGGCCAGGACGGCGGGGGAGAGAATCAGCTTGAGGTTGCCACGGCGCAGCCACTTGGTCTCGACCGAGTTGAGGAACCCGTTGAGGTCAGCCTTGACGAACGTTCCGGCGGTCGCGGTCAGGTAGTCGATGGCGTGGTTGAACAAGCCCTGGGGCTGGGAACCGCCCGCGCCCGTGTCGAGCATGGCCGTACCTTCGACTTCGCCCATCTTGCCACCAGCCGCGCTGGCGATGAGGGCCTTGATGTTGAAGAAGTCGTCTTCCATCGTGGCGTCGTTGACCGTGATCCCGCCCTGAAGATTCCAGACCGACAGCGCCACGTTGGTGACCGAGGGGTCGGCCGGGGTGATGGTCGCGCCTTCCGCACCGAAGGCGGCGGTGGCCAGACCAGGGACGGGGACAGTGGCGTCGCCTGGGAAGGTGTAGACCGAGGCCAGGTCCCGCATTGGGTTGGACTCGGCGACGGCTTCCAGGATCTCCTCGACGAACTTGGGGATGCCCGCCACGCTCGAGGCGAGGGCGCGGGTCTCCATCATGGCACGGGCTTCGCGGTTGCCAGCCATGGCGTCCAAGGCGGTGCGCAGCGAGATGAAGGCGGGCTTGCCCTCGGCGCGGATCTCACGGGCTTCGGGGATGGCGGGCGCGTTGACAGGGGACCGCAGTTCCTTGTCGATGGCGTCGTCGACGCTCTTGAGCTGGCTGGTCACGTCGGACAGCCGCTTCTCTTCCTCGGCGTTGAGGCCGCGCTTGGCGCCCTCGGCGTTGGCGATGATGGCACTGGCGAAGGCGCGGAGCTCTTTCGCCTGGGCAAACAGTTCGGTCAGTTTCATGGGGTCTTCCTTTGATTCGAAAATCAGAGGAACCGGTAGCGTGCTAGGCTCGGGGCGGCAACCGGCTGGGGTGTCTCGAGGACGGCCTCAGTGGCGACGGTCTGCGTCTGCGTGCGCGTTTCGGCTTCTCGCAGCTGATATAGTTCGTCGGCCCTCGCGCCCATGAGGTCGCGGACGCTGGCGGTGGTGGCGCTGTAGGCCGGGTAGGCAACGAAGGACACCTCGAACAGGCGAACCTCTTTGAGGGTGCGGGTGAACGTGTCGGCGGCGCGGTCGTACTCCCACTCGTCGATGATGGGTTCGAACGCGAAGGACATGCCGTCGATGTCGCCCCGGCTGATGGACTCGACGAGGTCGTTGGCATAGCTGGCGTTCGGCGGGTCAACCTCGACGCTCAGCCCGGTGGCGTCGGTCCCGAGGCGCAGGGTACCCGAGGAGACGGCCCCGAGGACCTGGTCCCACTCGTGATGGGCCAGGGCCTTGATCTTGCGGTTCTCGCTCAGGGTCTTGGTGAAGGCCCCGGGCGCAATAATCTCGGTGAAGCCGCCAAGGTCTTCGGATCTCGAATCGAAGACAGCCGCGTAGCCGACGAGGGTCTTGCCCTTGCCGTCCACACCTTCGCGGGTCTCGGCCTTCTGGATCTGGAAGTTCCGGGTTTCGGTTTTCATGCCGAGCCTCCTGGGGCAGTGATCTGGTTGATGGGCTCGACCTTGCCGCCTTCGAGCTTGGCCTGGTTCTGTGGGATGAGAAGGAAGTCGCCGCCCTCGACGCGGTTGTAGTTGAGCTTCGCGCGGGCCTCGTTGAGGGTGATGAGCCCGGCCTTTACCTGCTTGTCGAGGAGGTCCGTCATCCCCGAGGAGTCGGGTTTGACGATGGACGTATAGTCGAACTCGACGAACCGGACGGCCTGCATGCCCGCCGACACAAGGCCGGCGTTGAAGGCGGCTTCGATGCGGACGGCGAGAGGTCGGAGACACGATTGCCAGTAATCGAGGTTCTGCTGTTCGTTGGACGAGTAGGAGGTCTTCGACATGTCGCCGAGCTTGTAGCCCGGGATGCGGAACAGGCGGGCTACCTCGGAGACGGTGAAGGCTTTGGCCTCCAGCAGCTGGGCGTCCTTGGCGTTCGAGGAGATGGGCTGATACTTCCACGCCCCGGCCAGCACGGCGATCTTGTGGCGGTTCCCGGCTCCGCTGTAACGGGCTTCCCAGTCGGCCTGCGCTTGTTTGCGGCCCTCGGCGCCGGTCTTGTCCTCGGTGGTCAGCAGGCCCGACGGGACGGCGCTGTTTTTGAAGTAGTCGCCCGAAAACTCGTCGAGCGCCACGGCGCCAGACAGGGCCTTGTTGCAGACCTGGAGGAGCGACACGCCCCGGTAGCCGTCGGTCGTTAGCCCAAGGACGTGGATAATCTCGGTGTCGGAGAACGTGGTGCCGTCGAATACGTACCACTTGCGCCGGCCGTCCCACTTCACCTCGACCTGCTCGGGGGGGATGCGGTGCAGCTGCACGACCTCGCCAACCTGGTTCGCGGCCTTGAAGATGAACGCGCCGCCTTTGAGCAGGAGGTCGTAGGACACGACGCCAAGGAACACGGGCGCGGTCTGGTACGGGTTGGGTTGGAAGCGGAGCATCCACGGTAGCCACGCTTTCGCGTCGATGCCCACGGACTGACGGCCACCGTCGGGGGTGCGGTCGTAGACCTTGAGCGCGAGGGACGACAGATCCCCCACGATCAAGTTGACGGCAGACCAGACGGACGGCTGGCCCAGGGCGCGGCGCTCGGCCACCTCGCCGATGGAGCCGAACCAGTTCGTGAGAAAGTTGAGATTCGGGGTATTGGATCTTCGGACAAGTCCGAGGCGGTCAAGGAGTCCCATACCACCGATATAGTCGTGGGCGTGGACTGGCCTAGATCGTGATGCCGCCCACCTCCTCTTCGGGGAGTTGGTTCGACAGGGACGCCGCCCAGACGCTCATAATGGCGCACACCAGCAGGTCGATGTGCTGGCTCTGGTCCTCGGGCTTCACCACCTTCAACTGGTTGGTGTTGTACTTCGACAACAGCAGGCGGGCGTTGAGGAAGCACCACACGGCGACCGGGTTCTTGTCGAACAGCAGTTCACCCTTGGCTAGCTTCTCCTCGAAGCCTCGGGTCTGTGGCGACAAGTGGAACGAGGTTTGTGGGACGGCGATCCCGGCCCACCCGAGAACCTTCTCGGCGCGGAGGACGAGCGGGATCGCGTTCATTGCCCGGTCAAAGCTCATGTCCACCACGTCGAAGTCCTTCGCGTCCTGCTCCATTTGGGCAAAGATCACGTCCTGGTCGATGTAGTCCCCTGGGCAAACCCGGAGCCGCCCCGCCCTCGCCCACAGGTCCACGTCGATGGCCTCGCGCTCGGCCCGGCGAGCCATGGTGGACTCTGGAACCCAGGCGCGAAAGAAGGTCACCAGACGGGAATCCTCTTCGACGGTGATCGTGTAGCCCGAGAGGTCGGCATTCTTCGAGAGGTCGAGCGCCAGCCACGCCCGTCGGCCATGATAGTCGGACTCCTTGAGGGGTTTGAAGTGAGGCTCGATCTTCGCCGGGGTCAGCCACGCCTCATAATTGCGCGTCCAGAAGTTCAAGCGGAACGTCTGGAAATTGTTCCACGCTGGCCCACCCTTGGCCTTCGCCTCTTGGTACAGCGACCGGAAAGCCGACTCGTCGAACGACACGCCGAAGTTCGGGTTCATGGCCTTCCACACCTTGGGGTCGTCGAAGTTGTCGCCGGGTTCGGGTTGCCAGAGAATCCCGAAGATGCGGTCGTTCTCGACTTGGCCGTCGATGATGCGCTTGAGGTCTTCCTCGTGCCGGCGCGCGAACCCGTGGGGATTCTTGCCAGCCGTCGTGATGATGACGAGCATTTGGTTGTACTGCGACCCGAGGCCGTTCTTGATGATGTTGTAGAGCGAGTCAGAGTCCTGGGTGTGGAACTCGTCGATGATCAACAAGTTCTCGTTGAGCCCGTCGAGCGCGTCCTCGTTCGTCGCGCGGACGGTGAAACGACCGTTGAGGGGCGGGCAGACGAAGTAGCGGTCCCGGGGGATCAGGTACTTTTTGAGCCCCGGGGTGCACCTCAGGACGGCCTTGATCTCGCGGTGAATGAGCGCGGCTTGCTTCTCACTGAAGGCGGTGCAGATCCCGGAAAAGTTCATCGTCTTCTCACCGATCAGGAAGTACAGCATCAGCCACGAGATCAGCGCCGTCTTGCCGTTCTTTTTAGGGAGCGAGATAAACACGTTGTTGAATCGGCGCTCTCCCGAGTCTTTGCGAACCCACCCGAAAATGAGCACGATGAGGAAGTGCTGCCAAGGCTCGAGGTGGACTGCTTCACCCTTGGTCAGCCCGGACCCGAGGCGGAGGAGCTCGAGGAATCGGATGACCCGCAGGCCGCGCTCGGGCTCGAAGACGTAGGGGAAGCGCTTACGCTTGAGGTCGTTGTCATGGCGGGTGAGCGCGGCTTTGACGTATCGCGGCGACATGGTGCGGCCGGAACGGATGCCCTCGGCGTACCGCTCCCAGGTCTCGAGCTTGACGGCCATCAGTCGCCCAGGAACTTGTCGAACGCGCTCTTGCCCTCGTCGCTGTTCACCTTGCCCCGCCGGCGGTCGTTCGGGTTGAGGTAGAGCTTCTGCGAGAGCATGAGGCCGCGCGAAATCGCCGTATTGATGTTGTCCTGTGCGGCCCGCTTGGAGAGTCGAAACTCCTTCTTCAGAACCCGCCGCGACTCGAGGTCCATGTCCGTGTCGGCCAA